TGTTAGCCGGGTTTACCAAGTTTGTAGACACCGCTGCCGAAGGTTCATTTGCGGCACAAAAGGCTTTTCAACAGGCTGGCATTAGCTTGGGCGATTTGAGCAATATGTCTACGGACGATTTGTTCCAAAAAGCAGTTGCTGGCATTGCTGCCATTGAAGACCCATTAACACGCAACGCCAAAGCAATGGAAGTATTTGGCAAAGCTGCCAAGGGCGTGGATTTTATTGGCTTGAATGCCGGGTTAAAAGATAGTAAAGGCGCAACCCTAGAGCAAGCTAAAGCTATTGAAGATGCTGCCGCTGCTTGGGATATGTTGCAACAAGCGGGGCGTGACGTAACGCTGATATTTGCCACATCTATCGGCCCAACGCTTAAAACATCATTAGATTACATCAAACAATTAACAGGCGAAAGCAACATATTTGGCAATGCTATAAAAACAGTATTCCAAACTGTTGCGGTGCTAGGTATGGATGTGATGTTTGTATTCAAAGGAATTTCCGATGAAATACAACACACTGTTGCCAATGCAAAAATATTACTTACACAAGGCATAGATGCTGCAATAAAAGCAAATGAAGCATACGACAAAATGCGTGCAGAAGAACGCGCACGCCTAGACTATGCTCAACAAAAAATAATGGGTGGGCCATTTACCGATTTTGGTGGTGATAGTTGGGATGCGCCTAAAAAACAAACAGGCGCAAGGCGTGCAGTTAAACCGGGTGAAGACCCAGAATTAAAAAAATTAAACGCACAACGCGCAGCAGCATTTGCAGCGCAAGTAGCACAAGAGCAAGAATTGGCGCGTATAGCTGGCGAAATTGCAAATGAAACAACAAGGGAATACAAAACATTTTTAGAGCGTATCCGCGCAACTGATTTACAGCTAGACCGCGAACAAGAAATTTTTGATTTGTCGTTAAAAGCGACAAGTATGCGAAAAGAAGATTTTGATTTGGCGCAACAGCTTTTGCAAATTGAGTACAAGCGTGCCGATGTAATTAAGCAAATCCAAGACAGCGACAAAATTGATGCCGACACAAAAGCGGTAATGATTCAGCGCGAAAACGAACAAGCAGAAAAAGCAATTCGTTTGGCTGAACGGCGCAACGCTGCTACTAAAAGTATGCGCGAAGGCACGTATGGCGAAGGCTTTGCCAAAAGCATGAAAGAGTTTATCCGCGATATGCCCACGGCAATGGAAGATGGGCAGCGTGCGTTTGAATCTGTTGTCAGCAACATGGACAACGCTTTACGTAACTTTGTACGCACAGGAAAAATCAGTTTTAACGACTTAGCCCAAAGCATTGTGCAAGACCTGATTTACATAAATTTGCGTGCCCAAGCGATGTCGTTTACAAAATCATTGTTTGGTGGCGGTGGTGGTGGATTAGGTGGATTAATAGGTAGCTTGTTTGGCGGTGGCGGTGGTGACGCATCTGGCCCTATTAGTATGATTGACGCAGCTTTTTTTGCCGATGGTGGAAGCCCACCCGTGGGTAAACCTAGCATTGTTGGTGAGCGTGGCCCGGAGTTGTTTGTACCCCGTACAGCGGGGACAATTATTCCAAACAATCAGCTTGGCAACATGGGCGGCACAACCAACGTGACCAACAACTATATCCAAGCAATTGATACCAAATCTTTTGAAGACAGGATTTATGGAAGTGCCAATGCAATTTGGGCGGCTAACAGGTATGGCGAAAAATCCATATCTGGCAATTTAGGGAGGGCGTAATGTCTTTTCAAACGATATTTAACATCCAACAAACAATGGCGGTAAACAATCGCCGCATGGTTGGGCAACAAGTTAGCCGTGGTGGTCAGGTGCGCGTGGCGCAATACTTAACCGCTGTGCCGTGGGTGTTCACAGTGATGCCGCACAATTATTTGTACTACCCACAAGTGCGAGGCATTATCCAAGCCATTGACAATAAAGACAGGCAATTGCCAGAAACAATTACCTTTAACAATGCAAATTTATCTTGGTTTACTGTATACCAAGGCGATTTGACAACCGCGCAAGTTAACGCACTTACTTTGGCATCTGTGCCGCCAGCAAACAGCACAACAATTACTGTTGGCAATTTGCCATCAGTATCGTCAAGTGTAGTGGTTTTCGAAGCGGGTGATTTTTTGCAATTGGGCATATATTCGTACAAAGTCACCACACAGGTTTTAAGAGGCGGTGGAAGCACAGTCAGTGTGAGCCTACATAGACCCGTTATTGGAACGCCTAGCACGGGCACATTGACCGCTGTGGGCGTTAATTGCACGTTTTATATGCTTGCGGAAAGCTGTCCAACCTATTCGCTAAACCCAATGACAAATGGCGCGTTTGTGCAATGGGATGGTGCTTTTGTTTTTAGGGAGAACATTTCAGCATGACAACCACAATGGCTGCGTTAAGCAGCAACAGCATTAGATTTGCCGAATTTGTAAAGCTAACAACGCCAAGCGCGACATATACGTTTTGCAACGCAGCCGCAGCCATTACTGTAGATGGCACTGTTTATTCTGGGTTAGGCAGTTTGCTTAACATTTCTAACATTGACCGCCAAGTAAAAGCAACCAGCGGAGATTTAGGCGTATCACTTACTGGCATTGACAGCGCAAACATTGCTTTGATTTTGTCGGCAACGATCAAAGGCAGCAAAATTGAAGTTTGGCGCGGGTTCCTAGATTCCAACAATCAAATCATCACAACGCCAACGCAACAATTTTTCAAGCGTTACCAAGGTTTGGTTTCCACTGTTGCAATTAGTGAAGATTTTGATGCCGAGAAAAGAATCAGAGTAGCAACCTGCGTTTTAAGCTGTGCATCATTCAGAACCATTTTGCAAAACCGCGTTGGCGGCATAAGAACTAATCCAAGCATTTGGAAAACTGTATACCCAAACGATACAAGCATGGACAGAGTGCCAATTATTGCTGCAACTTATTTTGATTTTGGTGCAAAACCATTGGCTGAAAGCCAAGCCGAAGCAGCAGCAGCAAGAGCAGCACAAGACGCGGCATCAAGTGTAAATAGTAGCATATCCAGCGGTTTTTAAAGGTTTTATTTTGATAAGACAAGCTACAAAACAAGACATTCCCGCATTAGTAGAAATGATGCGCCAATACGCTATGGAATCAAGCCCAAAAGCATTGCGTGCAGAAACAAACCATGATGCCGACCATGTAACAAAATTGATATTTCAAATTGTGTCCGGGCGCGGTTTTGCTTTGGTTGATGATGATTACAAAGGAATGTTGCTGGCTATGGTTGCGCCTAACCTTTGGTGTCCAAAGGCTTTAATCTTGCATGAACTGGCATGGTGGGTAAAACATGAACACAGAAACGGCACATTGGGCGGCAGGTTATGGGCTGAATTCAACATGATGGCCCAATCAATGGTTGATAGTGGACGCGTGGCTTATGCCTGTACAACTGTGATGGCAAACTCACCATTGATTGATTACACTAAACGCGGGTATAGACCCTTAGAAGCAACCTTTTTCAAGGAATAAAAGAATGCCTACGTCAGTTATTGCTTACGTATTTTTCGCTGGCGATGTTATTTTAATGGGCGCAGCCCTTGGTAGCGTTGGCGTTGCTGTTGCGTCTTTTGCTGTTACTTATGCGCTGTCGCAAGTTATAGCGCGTTCTTTTAAACCTAACGCACAAACGGGCACAAACGCATCAATTGATAACGGCGTGCGCTTACAAGGACCGCCAAACAATTCAAATAGCATTCCCGTGGTGTATGGTGATGCTTATTTAGGCGGCATTTTTACTGATGCGGTGCTAACAATTAACCAAAAAACCATGTATTACGTAATGACTGTTTCGGCAATTAGCCCTAATGGTCAATTCTTTTTTGACACTACAAAATTTTATTACAGCGATAGGCTAATTACTTTTGACACTACCGACCTTACAAAAGTTGTTAGCCTTACCGATGGTGCTGGCAACGTAGATACAAAAATTAACGGCAATTTATATATTGCTTTGTACACCAGTACACAAGCCGGAGTTATAACAAGCCTAAATGGTGCGCTATTACCTTCAACATTTATGGGCGGTGCAGACATAGATGCCGCACAGCAATGGCCTAGCACCGGGCGGCAAATGAATGGTTTGGCGTTTGCAATTGTTAAACTGAATTACAGTCGTGAAGCGCAAACCACGCAAATGCAAGCCGTGACGTTTAGAGCGCAGCATTATTTAAATGGCACAGGCGTAGCAAAGCCGGGTGATGTTTGGTATGACTACATGACCAACGAAACCTATGGCGCAGCAATGGATGCAACCATTGTTGATGCCACTACAGCAACGGCATTAAACGCGTATTCAGACGCAACTATTACCTACACGCCTAGCGGCGGTGGGTCAGCATCACAAGCGCGTTACAGAATTAATGGCGTGTTGGATACTGGCCTAGATTGTTTGCAAAACATTGATCGTATTATGTCCGCGTGCGATAGCTGGACACAATACAACGCTACCACGGGTAAATGGGCAATTGTCATTAACAAAGCCGAGGCAACTGGTTTTGCTTTTAACGATAGCAATATCATGTCTGACATTCGGGTTAGCAGTTATGACCTAACCAGCAGCATTAACCAAATACAGGCAAGTTTTCCCAACAAACTTAACCGCGACCAAACAGATTACGTTTATTTGGAAACGCCATCTGGTTTGTTATACCCCAATGAACCCATTAACAAATTAAGCATTACCTTAGATTTAGTTAATGACAGCGTGCAAGCCCAATACCTTGCCAACAGGCAATTAGAGCAAGCCCGTGAAGATTTGATTGTTAGTTTTAGCACGCCATACCCCGGCATCCAAGTTGATGCTGGCGATGTTGTTAGCGTAACTAATGCGGATTATGGATGGACGGATAAATTATTCCGCGTTATGAAGGTATCAGAACAATCGCATGGCACGGGAGATTTGTCTGCCACTATTGATTTGATTGAATATAACGCACAGGTTTATGATGATGCGTCAATTACGCAATACGCACCCGCACCTAACAGCAATTTAGCAAACCCAAGTTATTTCAGCGTATTAGCTGCGCCAACAATTTCAAATCAACTGCCAACGGCAACTGTGCCTAGCTTTGATGTAACTATTTATATCCCGACAACGGGGCGCGTCACAATGTTTACGTTGTTTTATACAACTGTGGCAACGCCAAGCGCGGGGGATTGGTTGGTTTATGGTTCACAAAGCAGTTCTGAAAGCAACGCGTACACGCCATCAACCAATTTTACTTTTACCAATATACAAATGCCCACGGGCACATATTATTTTGCGTATAAAGTACAAAACGAAATTAGCGCATCGTTGCTTTCAGCGCAATCTACGGCATTGTCATGGTTGCCAAATCCAACAACAACCGCAGTTGCAGGAACATTTTTAGCAACATTTTCACCTGTCACTATGCTTGTGCCAAGAACAAGCGGTGTAAGCCCTACGCCTGTATTCACGGGATTGATAACGCAACTTTATGGCAGCGCAGCGGGTGGGTCAATTGATTTTGTAACTGCACAAACCGATTCTGCTGGGTCATTCGTAAACAATACTTGGCGTATTGGCGGCAGCAGCACCACGGGTAATGGCGATATTGTCACCACAAATGGCTTGACGTTAAGCGCCCCCACCGATGGCGGCACATACGCGCAATGGGCAATACCCACGGCAATGACTAGCAGCCCTGCCACGCTTACTGTGCCTGTGCGTTATAAATCATCAACAGGCGTTGTTAGCCAAGGCGCAAATGCAATTTTGCAATTTACGTTCGTAGACCCCGGCGCAGATGGCACGCCCGGTTTACCGGGTAATCAAACAGCAACTGTTTATTTATATAAATGGTCAACAACTGCGCCAACAAACCCCACGGGCACAAGTACCTATACATGGGCAACGGGCGCAAATACCAGTTACAGCGGGTTATATAGTTGGGAAGTTGCTGTGCCAGCAAACCCCGGTACGCCCGGCGTTTCATTGTGGGCAGCATCAAAGCAAATTGTGGCAGTTGCTGGTACAGGCTCTACATCGGTAGATTGGACAACAGGCGTCAACATTGCTGCTATTTCTGGTGGAAACGCTGTGCAAACCGCATCACCCACTGTTTATTATTGGGCTGCATCATTGCCGTTACCTCCAACGGGTACTAGCACTTATACATGGGCAACAGGCGCATTTGCAGACCCTAGCGGGTGGTCGCAAATAATAACAACGTCACCAAGCGCAGGGTTTACCTTATGGGCTGCAACAGTTAGATTGGTTGATGCAACAACCACGGCAATATCAACCATTAATTGGACTACTGCAAGCATTGTTGCTTCTGGCTTTTCTGGTGAAACGGGCGCATCTTCCAGAATCTGTTATGCCAAATCTACAGTAAACCCGCTAAATAGCACGCCAGCAAATATCACAACGTCAGGCAGCACAACATTTCCGCCAACCAATAGTTGGGGCGGTTCTGAAACATGGGTTGCAACGCCTATGGCTTTGGTTGCTGGTGAATATATGTACCAAAGCGATGGCGTATATAGCCCAACCACGGGCAACACTGTTTGGAATACGCCTTATTTAAGCAATTTAAAAGTTGGTTCTTTATCTGCTATATCTGCAAATACAGGTTCATTAACCAATACAGGCACTTTTACATCAGGCTCAAGCCCGGCGTTGTCTGGAAATTCAATGGTGGGTACTGGTGGCGTAATTTACGCAAATGGAAATTTTGCATTTGGTAATGACCAAACAAATATTGTATTTAATGGAGTGTCAGCTTTTATTAATGGGTTTACTGCAATAACAAGTACAAGTTACGGCGCAAATACAGTTCAATATCAAAGCACAGCAATTTGGGGTACTATTGGTACGTTTACGATTACTAAACCTAGTTTGGCTATTATTAGTATTGTTGGTGGTGCTGCTGTAACTTTAACTGGTTATTCCAGTGCCGTTTGTATGCAAATTGATTGTCGTTTAGCAATATTTGATTCTGCAAATAATATGGTATGGGAAGGGTCAGGGAGTGATTTAGTTGGTTTATATTTTACATTTAGTTCAACTTCAAGAACTGCGGGTGTTGGCTTTTATACTGTGCCTATTTTTCAAGTCACGTCAGGTACTTACACATTAAAAGCGTACGCCCCTACACAAAGTAATTTTGTATGTGATGCAAATGGTTTAATAACTGTACCTACATCAGCAAGACCAATGAGTTCTAACGTTAGCTTAACAATTTATCAAGCACAGGTGTGATGTTTATTTAGAAAAAGTACAATCAAAACAAGACAAGATTCGTAGCCTTGCGAGTACGCGGGGAGCGTCAACACCTGAGTACAGGGAAACATC